AGCCACACCTGCGGTAAGCGCTGCAATTACCGCAACCGCTCCAAGCGCAATGTTTGCAGCCATTGCAGCGTTCCAAGCATACTGCTGCAAAGTTACCGCGCTCAAACCTCTTGCCAATGCCTGTGCTGCCGGGCTTGCTTTGGCAATGTTGGAGTAATATGCCACTATATCGCCAGTAACCATAGCTTTGGTAAGTGTAGCCACCACATTAGTAAACTGCACCGCCTTTGTAGCTGCGCCTACCATGCCAGCGCCCAAAAACCAAAACCCTTTTGCAACATTAAAAACAGGCACTGCAACCGCTCCAAGCAGCAAGCTGCTTGCTACTAATTTAGATAGTGCCGGGTGTGCCTTTACCGCTTCGCTCGTAAATGCCGCAAATGGCGTTACCAGCTCTTTTACCATAGATGTAATAAGCGGCAATCCGTGTATAGATAATTCGGTTAAACTTTGCTGCATTTCACCAATGGCGGCATCAAACCTTCCTCCAGATGTAGTGCTTATCTTTTCCGTCATTTGGTAAAAAGCACCACCTTCTTGCGTGGCAAGCTGCAACGCCTTTTCAAAATCTTTAAACTTAATTTTCCCTTCGCTTGCAAAATCAAATACTTTGTCTGCGGTAGTATTGAGCGCCTTTGCAAAGTACTCCATATCGAAACCTCTGTTGGTCATCTCTTTTATATCTTGCGAGTACAGCGTTTGCTGCGAACGAAATATTGCAAACTTTTGTGCAAGCTCCGGCAATGTAATTGTACCTAAGCCTTGCGCCACATCGCTAAGCATCATTAGCTTTTCGCGCATCACATCGGCATCTTTGTAATGGTTCATTAAAGGTGTGGCTGCCGCAAATGTTTCGCGACTATTGTAAATTGTTTTGTTTGCAAAGTCGTTTAACTCTGCAATCATTATTTTGGCTTTATCGGCATCGCGCAAAAAAACATTAAACCGCATGTTTGTTTTCTCAAACTCCATGCCGAGCTTAGCAAAGTACCCACCCATTGCCACAGGTATGGCATTTTGTAAACTAAAAATTTTTGAAAAAGAATCGCTCGCCCGGCTAAACGAGTGCTGAACGCGGTTAGCGTTTTGCTCCAAGGCGGCAAAAGCACCGCCCGTGCGGTTTATTGCCGATAATACTACCGATAAAGAAAAGGTTGCTGTTGCACTCATAATGTGGCTATTTCTTTCGCCCAGTAATTAAATTCGCTAATAGTAAATGCAAGCAGCGTTTCGGGCTTAAAGCCGCTTACCCTTGCGAAGTAGATAACTGCTTTGCCAATGCCGTCAAAGCCCCGCCAAACAGTGTGTCTTTTAGCAAAAAAAAATCATCTATACTCAGAGCTTCCACATCTTCCATAGCAAGCTGCTTCCCGTCAAATGTGCATACAGCGGTTCGCGCATATCTACCTCGTTGTACTTAGGTGAGGTGCTTTCTTTCTTTGTAATTTTCATAACTGTTTTAAAAGAGTTTTAAACTTGTTTTAAATAGGTAGCGTAATGGTTATTACCGAAGGTTTACCTGCTGCCAAATCAATGCTATCCAATGCCGAAGAATCGGCAGCCGCATTTATGTTGTTTGTCTTGCTTCTATACCAATTATCCAGCGCGTATTCGTAAGCCTCCATTTCATCAATGGCATCGCGCACAGGGTTAGTTACGTCAATTACAAGTGCAAAACCAAAAACGTAAAACGTATCGCCTCCGCTACATTCGCTCACCTGCCTCAATTCCATTCGCTCCAAGCGGCTCATGTATGCGCTGCCGCTTTCTGCTCCACGCTCCCAGTTAAAAGTAAGCGCAGCTATGCGCATGGCTTCCAACTCTTTCTTTTTGCCGTTTTTTAGCTCTTCGAGCGTGGCGGGTATTACCTCCCACTCGCTGCCGCTCCATTGCTGCTTAGGGTTTGTGAGCAAGGCTGTTCGCTGCTCTTCGGTTATTTCAATAAAATTATCATCGGGCGTTAAGCCGCCAACTTCGGTATCGTAAAACCCCTTAAATTCGTAAGTTAGTTCGTCTATTATGGCGTATAGCATCTTATAGCTTTTCAGTAATTATGTAATGAACTCTGCAAATAATACTTCCCGGTATAAAAGACCGTACTCTCGCAGGAAATGAAGACAATACACCTGCCGAAGGATAACCATCTAAACACACACTTAAATCAGCATAAGCATCTACATGCTCCACCGTTAAAAGTATTCGGTGCTTTGCCGGGTCAAATACAAACGAGCTTGGCAAATAAACAGTTAGCACATTAGTTCCTGAACTAACATAGGTATCAGGACTTACCCCACTTCTTATCACCTTGTGCGTAATACCCAACTTGTTTAGCCATGTAGCGGCATCGGTAATGTTGTTTCCGGTTTTGTTTGCCTTGTCTAAAATTAAACCTGCTACCGCGCTGCTAAGTCCGCTAACCATCGGTTCAAGTTCATCACCAGGGTCCCAACCTGCAAATATACTCACAAGCTGCGGCAGCGTTTCTACAGTGCCACCGCCCAAGCCAAACACCTTACCTTCTGCATCTGCCATGCGCAAGTGCAAATTCTTGGTGCGCAGCGCAAGCAGGCTAAGAGGTATATTATCCACACCTCCCACGCCTCCTTGCACAAGGTCGGTTTCTTCAAAGCCTTGCACGGCTTCGTTCCAATCTACCGTTGCGGCATCTGTTTCGTCTATATCGTACATAATTCTTACGCGTTAATTCTAAACCCGGCAGTTAAATCTTTACCTCCCACAACCAAAGTATTGCTAAAGGCATCAAAAGAAAGTACAGGCTTTCCGCTATCGGTTACAGAGCAAGCCCAAACGCTCATAATGAGTGTAAATTCGCTCATTTCGTTTGCCTTAAAACCTCCGAGCGGTATGTTTTTACCAATGCCCGTTACGGCAATAGTGATGTTTTCTTCGGTGGTTCTGCCTGCTTGTGTAAAACCTTCTTTGTTGCCTCTAAAAATGAGCTTGCACGGCTTGGTTATATCGGTTAGCTTTTTAAACTCATCTGCAAATATCGAGTTGAATTTAATCTGCACTTCCAATTTCTCCACGCCTGCCGGAAGCTCTATATCGCTTAACATTCCAAGCGATTTAAAATCAGACATTTTATACTTAAAATCGGGAAAGGTAATTTCGGAAAATTTACCTGCAATCTTTCCTCCTTCCACATACACATTGCCGTTGGTTACTTTATACGCTACCATCTTTTTTTATTTTAAAAACGTTTTAAAAATTTATTGAAATAATTGCTCCAAATACTGCACGTTTAAATAGCTTTCGTAAGTAAGCCTGTCTAAACTTGGGTGGGCGCAGAAATCGTAAGAGAAAACAAACTGCCCTGCTTGCACATTGGCAATCGGGTTTTTCGCTTTTTCGTACCAAATGTTAGCGTCCAA